GTTGATAAATATTATCAGATGGTTGCAGTGATGAATAGTGCGTGTTGTGAATATTTCTTCTATGGACGTGAGAAACACGAACAGATGAGGAAGATATTCCTCGATATTTGCGAACAAACCCCATACAAACACTATGTAAAGGAGTCTTACTTTCCTGATTTCGATTTTTTAGTGAATCGTTTTCAAAAGTCTTCCGAAGAACTTATTAAGGAGAGAAGTTCTACCTAGGAATAAGTCTAAGCCAACTGTTCCTTTGTAATTAATGGTTTTTTCAAAGTTATAAAGATATTAGTAAAGTTGTTGAAGAGGTCACCGAAAGAACCTCTCAGTATTATGAGTTTATGGAAGCTCATGATATCAGTAATAATTTCCTTCAAATGCAGGCTGGTGAAGCATCGGAAACCTCGCAAACGGTTTCTTTTGTGGATGCAGTCTCACTTACAGAAGATGTGGGCTACAGCAAAAATGATATTGTATCAGCTGGTGCTTCTTCTGCTACCGATCTTGGTGAGTTTTTGTCTCGCCCAACTTTGATCAACACTACAACTTGGAGTACTTCAGATTCTGTTGGTATTAAACAAACACTTGAACCTTGGTACTTGCTACTTAATGATGCTTATATCCTAAATAAAATTAAGAATTTTGCTTATTTTAGGGGCAAGTTATGTTTGAAATTTATTGTTAATGGTACTCCATTTCATTTTGGTATGATGCGCGTTGCTTACGAACCTAATGTTAATGCTGCCAACACTGGCACCAGGTATTCGAAAATTCGTACGAATCCAACCACATCATATCCATTGTTAACACCATATAGCCAATTACCAGGTATTTATATTTACCCTAGCGCAAATGCTGGGGCAGAGTTAAAGTTACCTTTTTTCCTCCACAAATCATGGAGTAAATTGACTTCTGCTGCTGATGTTAAAACTTTAGGTGCGTTATCTTATTTTATTGCCACACCTTTAGATGTTGCTTCCACAAGTGCTTCTCCTACCATAACTATTCAAACTTATGCTTGGATGGAAGAATTTGAATTAAGTGGATCGACTCAAGAATTAACACTACAGGCTGGTGATGAATATGATGGACCTGTTTCGCTACCTGCTTCAGCACTAGCTCGATTTTCGAAAACGCTTGAACAAATACCTATTATAGGTAAATATGCTCGCGCAACGACTATTGCTTCAAGTGCTTTAGCTAAGGTTAGCAGTATTTTTGGTTTTACTAATGTTCCTGTGATTAGGGATCATATACCAATGGTACCGATGCCTTATAGTGGTTTAGCCACCAGTGAAATCTCAGCTCCAGTACATAAATTAACACTTGATCCTAAGCAAGAACTCTCTATAGATCCAACACTTTTGAATGTAGGACCACAAGATGAGATGGTTATTAAGCATATCGTTTCTCAAGAAACTATTTTACACGTTTTTGATTGGATTACAACAGATGCTTCGAATAAGGTGTTAGCAAATTTTCGTGTTAACCCTTGTTTGTATGATTCTGTTAATATCCTAGATGGTTCTAGTGTTAAGCAAGCGACAAGAGTTTATCACACATATCTCTCTTACCTTAATTTTATGTTTGCGCATTGGCGTGGAGATATCATTTTTGATATTGAGGTTGTGTGTTCAAAATTCCATAAAGGTCGTCTTCAAGTTTCCTGGGATCCTCTGGCATCTACAGCAAATGCACAAAAAGCAGCTAATGTCACCTTTACCACAATAATTGATATTGGTGAGAACAACCACGCATCTATTAGAGTACCCTATCACTCTGCGTATGAATTTTTGAATACACGTAGTTTGGGTACACATTGGACTAGTGGTAGTACTTTAGCAGCTAGTGAAACTGCTGATAATGGAATCTTAATTATATCAGTTTTGAATCCTTTGGTTTCACCTATTACACCTCAAGAGGTACATATAGTAGTTAAAGTTCGAGGTGCTGATAATTTTGAGTTTGCAAATCCCAGATCCCACTTGGGTGATAGTGCTTTTGCTCCTCCTCCTACATTTTTTGCAGTTCAATCTGCTGATGTAGAGGATGATGTTAACCTTGAACCAGTAGAAGTCACTTTTGGTGACATTGGATCTAAACATGATCATAGATATGATATGAATTTTGGTGAGCGTGTTGTCTCGCTAAGAGCGTTACTGCGTCGATATTCAGTCTATGATTGGACCGTACACCCTGCAAGTACGGCCACACGGCTTTCGAGATTTGTTAAATCTTATAGCAAAAATCCTCCCATGTATGGATTTGATCCATCAGGTTTGGATATAGCTACTGGTTTAATAACAGCTGGAGCTTTTTATTTTAATGCCGTACCTACCCATCCCCTATCTTATGTCTCTATGTTATATGGGGCGTTTAGAGGGGGTGTTAATTACACTGCCGTTATCGGTGGTGGTGATGGAGCTATTGGTGTGCAGGACGTTAAGGTTGAACGTTACACCAGTACTCGTGCTGGAAATTATAGTAGAGGGACACAATTTGCATTGAATTCCACTGATAATGTTGGCGTTTGTAGAAATACGTTTATTGCTACACCCCATGCTACTGGTGGTGCAGCTCTTACGAATACTCTTACGAATGGTGCAATATCTTGGTATTACCCTATGATGACTCAAAATAATTTCCAATACCCAGACCCTTATAATGCGGTTGTGGGTAATAGTGTTGATGGTTCTAATGCCGAGTGCACTCTCCTTGAGATGTGGATTCCGCAGTCGACCGCTAACACAAAAACTTTGGCAACAACAGTGACGACTTATGCCGCAGCTGGAACAGATTATACTTGCATCTGGCTCCTGTGTTGCCCCACTCTCGATTATTATGTCTCTGCTCCGTATGTGACATCTTAATCGGGATTTACAGACCTCTACAAGGTCTATAAATATATGTAGGTTACGTTATGGCAGGCCATAACTACCCGGCGTCTTGGTCGTCGGGGGTACATTAGTACTTTATCCCTCAGCAATGTGTTGAAGTGAATTATATGGGACCCGTAAGGGTTTTACACTCCAGCTTGCTGGGGTGGTTTTGAGCTAGTTACTCGCCCATATAATCATGATCTTTTACATGTTGCTGCAGGGCTTAATCATGCAGC